TTTCAAACCCAATACCGCCAGGAGTTCGTCAAACAGTTCGAACAGCGCCAGACGCTGCTCCGGACGACCTGCACGACCGAGGCGGTGATCAAAGGCAACACCGCGGTATTCCTGGTGGCAGGATCCGGCGGCGCGACCGCGGTGAATCGCGGCATCAACGGCTTGATTCCGGCCCGTGCCGACAACCTCGCGCAAAATTCCTGCGCGTTGAACGAATGGCACGACCTCGTTCGAAAGACCAACTTCAACGTGTTCGCATCGCAGGGCAACCAGCGCGCGATCATGCAAGAGACCACGATGGCCGTGATCAATCGCAAGATTGACCAGGACATCATCGCCTCGCTTCAGACCGCGACCGTGAACACGGGCGCCGCGCAGCCGGCGAACCTGCAGCTCGTCACCCGCGCGAAGACCAAGCTCGGGAACGCCCAGGTGCCGTGGGACGGGAACATCACGTTCCTGATCACCCCGGCCTTCGAGGGGTACCTGATGCAGATCCCGGAGTTCGCGAACCGGCTCTACATCAACAAGCCGCCGACCGACGGGGCCGATGCCGCCTGGCGCGACAAGGTGCAGATGTACTGGTGGAACGGGGCGATGTGGATCGTGCACCCGAACCTTCCCGGTGCGGGCACGACCGCGGAGCAGTGCTTCGCGTACCACAAGAGCGCGATCGGCAACGCGTTCGACTCGGCCGGGCTCGAGACGCCCGTCGGGTACGACGAGGAGCAAGCCTATAGCTGGGCGCGCGCTTCGGCGAACATCGGGACGAAGGTGCTGCAGAACTCGGGCATCGTCCTCATCAATCACGACGGCAGTCAGCTGTCCTAACGCCACGCTGACATAGCACAGGCAACAAGGAGCATCACAAGTGGCTTACTCAACAGCAAATCCGCCGGTCCCGGTGTCGATCGGTCCCCTCGCTGGCTTCAACGCCAACGAACCCGGGGGCACCAACACGACGCCCAAGCTCTGGGTCTATTCGAGCGCAGATCCGATCGCGACCGTGCAGGGCGCGGCGTACTTCTCGAACGGCCTCACCTTGGGCATGCGCCTCGGGGACATCGTGTTCGTGATCGACAACAACCTGTCGAAAATGTACCCGTCCTTCGTCACCGCCGTCACGCCCACCGCGGGCGCGCCGGCCGTCGCCGGCACGGGCTCGGCAACGATCAACTCGACCACGACCCTGACCGCTGCCTAAAAAGTCCCTTCCTAGGGCAAACCCTCGAGGGCGGCCATAGTGCCGCCCTTTTTTTTGGACATCACACGGAGATAGACCCATGGCAGAAGCCGCCAAGAACATACCCCCCGCCGCCGACGAGGCCGCACGCCTCGTGGCACCTCTCACGATGGATCGCGTGCAGCAGGCCGAATTCAGCCGCATGGTGTACACCGTGATCCTGCCCGCGGGCGTCGAGCCCGATGACATTCTCCCTGTCGCCTTCTGGACCCACTTCGGGGAGCAGCTACGTCTCGCAAAGCTTCAGGGCGAGGTCGAGATCATCGCGACCGCCGAGGACCTGAAATGGCGCGGCGAGCTCATCGTGGTCGATGCGGGCGCCAACTGGGCGCGCGTCTGCTTCAAGACCACCGAGGATGGCAAGCGCTGCATCACGAAGCTCGGGGGCCTTCAGTCCCAGAAGATCGTGATGCTGCCCGGGCACACGGTCAATTACTCCGGGGTCTTCTCGAAGTGGCGCGTCGTGCGCGATGCCGACGGGAAGATGCTGCGCGACAAGTTCAACACGGAAGGGGATGCCTACTCCTGGCTCTCCGACTACGCGAAGAGCATCCAGCAGCGCTAAGGCGAGGATCCCACCATGAGTTCACCCCCCTTCAAATTCGGCCTCTCGCCTTTCGGGACCGGCGCGGTCTCAACGCCCGGGCTCACCGCAACGCAACTCTCGATCTACAACGGCGCTTGCATGGCGATCGGCGAGAGGACGCTGCAGCCTGCAAGCCCCGGGGCCGACTATTCCACCGAGAACCGAGAGTCGCGCCGCGCACTCGATGATGTGTGGAATCGAGGGGGGGTGAAGGCGTGCCTCGCGGCCGGGCTCTGGAACTTTGCGGCGCGCGGCATCCAATGGAACTACGACCCGGATTACACCGCATCCTTCGGCTACCAGTGCGCGTTCCAATTGCCGCAAGACTGGGTGCGCTGGATGTTCGTCTGCGTCGATCCCTATATGGCCGCGCCGCTCCTTCAGTACGCCGATGAAGGGAGCATGTTCTATTGCGACCTTCAGATGCTTTGGGTCAAGTACGTCTCGACCGACCCCGCCTTCGGCATGAACCTCTCGCGCTGGCCGGACAACTTCCAGCGCTTCGTTGAGTTCTACTTCGCCGAGCAGATTGCGATCCGCGTCACGGGCGATGAGGCGAAGAGGGCCTCCGCCGAGAAGCGGCGCGATGAGGCGTTGAAGAAGGCAAAATCGACGGATGCCATGAACGAGTCCACCGCGATGATTCCGCCGGGGCAGTGGCGACAAGCCCGTCATGGTCGACGTCAGTCCCTCGAGCGCGGCAACCCGTATAGCTTCTACGGCTGACGATGCCTAAGCAGGATAACGCCACCCTCGCGTTGAATCGCGGGGTGCTCTCCGACCTTGGCCTTGCGCGCGTGGACCTTGCCCGCTATCGCATGGCGGCCGAGGTCATGAACAACTGGATGGCGCGCGTCCTGGGCTCAATGATGCTGCGCCCTGGGTGGGGCTACACCGGCGAGACGGCGAACGGCAATCAGTCGAAAACCATCCCGTTTATCTTCGGGGCAACCGACACCGCGCGCATCGAGGTGACAGACCTGCAGGCGCGGGTCTGGGTAGACGATGCCCTCATCACGCGCCCGGCGGTCGCGACCGTCGTGACGAACGGCTCCTTCGCCGTCGACATCTCCGGCTGGACGAATAACTCGGACGCCGGCGGCACGGTCACGTGGGTATCCGCCGGCGCGGTGTCCTTCGTCGGGACGGGCGGCGGGAATAACGCGATCCTCGACCAGGCGATCAACGTCGCGGCGGGCGATGTGAACACGCGCCAGGCGCTTCGGATCATCGTCTCCTCGGGGCCCATCACCTTTCGCTGCGGCACGACCTTGGGCGATGACTCGCTCATCAGCGAAACAACCTTGAATGCGGGCACTCATTCCCTCGCGCTCACGCCCGGGCAGGCGACCTTCTTCATCCGCTTCGAAAACCCCAATGCCGCGGCGTCGATTTTATCCTCCTGCAATATCGAGCCCGCCGGCGTCCTATCGCTCCCGACGCCCTGGCTCACGGGGGACCTTCAGAGCCTTCGCTGGGCGCAGTCGGCCGATGTGGTGTTCGTCGGCTGCTTGGGCTACCCGCAACAGCAGTTTGAGCGGCGCGCGGTCGACTCCTGGTCGATCGTCGATTACACCCAGACTTGCACGGCGGGGCCCTTCCGCACGCTCAACGTCACGAACATTCAGCTCACCCCGTCGGCGACCACGGGGAACATCTCCGTCGCTTCGAATAAACCCTTCTTCAAGCCCGGGCACGTCGGGGCGCTATTTCGGATCATCTCGACGGGGCAGGGCGCGACCAACCTTCTCGCGGCCGCAAGCCAGTACTCAAACGCGATCCTCGTGACGGGTGTCGGTGCGCAGCGCCAGTTCGCGATCACAATCACGGGCGTCTTCGTCGGCACGTTGAGCCTTCAGTACTCGGTGGGATCGAGCGCCGGTCCCTGGGTCGACACGGGCACGACGTACACGGCGGACACGGGGACCGTCTTCAACGACGGGAACGACAACCAGTCGATCTATTACCGCTTGGGCTTCAACGCCGGGCATTACACTTCCGGAAGCGCGAACGTCTCGATCTCGATCGGCCAGGGCAGCATCACCGGCATCTTTCGAGTCACGAACTATCAGAACAGTCAAAGCGTCCTTGCCGCGGTGCTCGAGCAGCTCGGGACCACGACGGCGACGCCCAACTGGTACGAGGGCGCCTGGTCGACCTTCCGAGGATTCCCGAGTTGCCCGGTGATCTGGGGCGGGCGGCTCTGGTGGTTCGGCGTCTCGATCTTTGGCTCGGTCTCCGACAACTACAACGACTTCGATGACACGATCACCGGAGGCTCGGCGCCGATCATCGGCCAGTTCGATTCCGGGCCCGTCGAGAACATCTACTACGCGATCGGGCTGCAGCAGCTCGTGGTCGGGAACGCTTCTCAGGAGACTTCCATCCGCTCGGACTACCTGGGCGACCCCGTGACCATCACGAACTTCAACGTGATGACGGGCTCGACCCAAGGCTCGGCGAACGTCGCGGCCATTCAGATGGATCGCTCCGGCATCTTCGTGCAGGTGTCCGGGCAACGGGTGTTCACCTTAGACCTCGACATCTACACCTACAGCTACAAATCGACCGAGCTCACCCTTCTGGTCCCGGACTTCAACTCGGCCGGCATCGTCGCACTTGCGATCCAGCGAAAGCCCGACACGCGCGTGCACTGCGTGCGCACGGACGGCACGGTCGGGATCATGGTGTACGACTCGACCGAGAACGTGACCTGCTGGCTCGAGGTGACGCCGGCGCCGTCCTCGGGCGGCGCAGGGTTCGTTGAGGACGTGACGGTGCTCCCGGGCGCGGGGCAGTCCGAGGATCAGGTCTATTACACCGTCCGGCGGATCATCAACGGCCAGACGCTGCGATTCCATGAGAAATGGGCGCTCGAGGAGGACTGCACGGGCCTGCCGCTCGCGAAGCATTTGGATGCGCACATCGTCTTCTCGAGCGCTCAAGCGACCACCACGATCACAGGACTTCTGCCGCTCGCCGGCGAGACGGTGAGTGTGTGGGGGTGGAACACACTGAACCCCTTCATCGATGCGAGCGGCAACACGGCAGGCCTCGACTTGGGGACCTACGTCGTGTCGAGTTTGGGGACCATCGTCGGTGTGAACCAAGCGGGTACGGCCTTTCCGCTCACGAATGCGATCGTGGGACTTGCCTACACCGCGCAGTGGAAGTCGATGAAGCAGAGCTTCGCGGCAGCTTTGGGCACGCCCTTGAACCAGCCCAAGCGCATCAGTCGATTGGGGCTCGTCCTTCAGAACACGCACGCCCAGGGCATCAAGGCGGGCAACGACTTCGATCACTTAGACGACATTCCCCAGGACGACTTGCCGCGCGATGCGGAGGACAACGTCGATTTGAATGCGATCTTGAACAACTACGACAAGCAGATGGCGGCCTTCAACGACCGCTGGTCGACGGACTCTCGGGTGTGTTTGCAAGCGGCCTCCCCGCGCCCCTGCACCTGCTTGGCCTTTACCACGGAGATGAGCACCGATGGGTGAGTCCACATGAGCGGTTTGTACGCGGCCGCCGCGGGCACGGCCATCAGCGCTTACGGCAAGATCAAGTCAGGCTACGCGCAGAAGAGCGCGCTCGACGCGGGGGCATCGGAGTTGACCCAGGAGGCTGGCCAGTCGGTCGCCGCCGGCATCCAGGGCGCGATCGCGGACCGCCGCCGCGGCGCCTACGTCGCATCCAATGCACAGGCGCGCATCGCGGGCGGCGGCCTTGCGACCACGGGCACGAGCGCGGAGGCGGTGATCGGCGGCATCAAGGGGCAGAGCGAATACGATGCGCAGACCGCGCTCTATCAGGGGTATGACCGCGCGAGCGAGTTGAATTTCCGCGCCGGGCAGATGAGGACGCAGGGCTCGAACGCCGTGACCGGCGGTTGGATCGGCGGAGCGGCCTCGGTCTTAACCGGGGGCACCTCGTTCTATGACCACTATTCGCCTGGTACGCCGCTCGTGATCGCCGGAGGCGCCGGCGGCGGTGGCATCCCAGTGGCCGGCGGCGCCAATTTCTCGAACTACTGATCATGGCCCAGATCCCCGATTGGACCTCACTCCCGCAGGCCGTCCCGAATCCATCCTACCGGCGCGTGCAGGTCGATGACTCGGCCGCACGCACCTACGGTGAACTCGCAGGCCTCGGCCAGACGCTCGAGCGCGTGGGGGACGATCAGTTCCAGCAGCAGCAGCAGCTCGCTGATGTCAAGGCGCAGAACGCGGTGGAGGCGCACAACCTCGCGCTTCAGACGGCGTCTGAGACCATGCGCCAGAACATCGCGAGCGGGCAGGTGCCTTACGCGCAGGCGCGCGATCAGTACGATCAGCAGATCGCGAAGATCCCACCGCCAAGCTTCGATGGGCTCCGGCCGCAGGTGTCCGAGCTCCTGCAGGGGCGCGTGCAGCGAAACATCGCCGTGCAGCAGTTCGGGATCGACCGGGCGGTGGACGCCGCGCAAAAGCAGGATGCGAAGGATCAGGTCTTTCAGGGGCTGAACCTCTTGGGCAAGCAGGCCGGCATGCCCGATGCGGACATCGCCGACATCAACGCGCGCGCCGAGGTGTATCGGCCGCTTGCGCGAAATGCGGGCATCCCCGATCCCGTGATCGACAAAGAGTTGCAGGACTTCAAGGACCGGAACTGGCTCAACCAGGCGACGCAGCGCTCGATGGAAGCGAAGGAGAGTCTCCCCGCGCTCAAGCAACTCCAGCATGACCTCACTGCGGCGGACGGCTTCTACGCCGGCAAGCTCGACACCGAGAAGCGAAACATGGTGCTGCGCTCGGTCGAGAACGACCAGATCATCCTGCAGAACCGCGCCCAGATGCAGGAGGAGAAGCGCGAGGCGAAGGCGCAGCGCACGATCGGACAGATCGATGAGCAGATCTCAAGCGGCATCCCGGCCACCCCCGACATGTGGGACCAGTGGCAAAAGCAGACTCAAGGCACGACCTTCGCGGACGACTTCAAGCAGCGCATGAAGGACGAGCAGCAGGTGCAGGAGGTGCTGCGCCAGCCGATCGATCAGCAGCAGGCCTTCGTGCAGCAGCGAAGCGCTCAGCTCGAGCAACAGGGCGGCACGCTACGCGACCGGGCAAACCTCTTGCGGCTGCAGACTGCCGTCAATCAGAACGTGAACCTGATGCAAAAGGCGCCGCTCCTCTACGCCCAGAGCAGGACCGGCAACGAGGTCGCGCCGCTCGACTTAAGGGCGATCGAGCCGCCGTCCCCGATTGCCTCGGCGGTCGCGACCGTGGCGGGTGTTGCAAACCCGGCGCCACCGCAGGGACCCACCCCGCAGGAAACCTTCCAGCAGCAGATCGCCGATCGCATGGCGACCTTGAAGTCGATGCGCACGCAGTACGGCGCCGCGGTGCAGCCGCTCCCGCTCCTGCCGCAGGAAGCGACGCAACTCTCGAGCGCCTTGGAATCCGCGACGCCGCAGGAGCGCTCGCAGATGCTGGTCGGGCTCCGAAGCGCCATGGGCGATGACCTGGCTTACCAGAGCGCCATGCGCCAGATCGCCCCGCACTCGCCCGTGACCGCGATCGCGGGATCGATGGTTGGCTCCAGCGCTCCCGCGGCGACCCCGTCCTGGTTCAGCCAGGACTTCGCCCCGAAGATGACGGACGTTGATCGGATCCTGCG